TGTTTGCCTTAGATGGTAAGAACTCTAGTTTAACAGAAAATGATATACAAAGAAGAAATACAATAACATTATTACTACAAGATTGGAATTTAATTGATGTTGTCAATACAACATTAGTAGAAAACAAAGCCCCGTTAAGTCAAATCAAAGTTTTACCATTTAAAGAAAAAAGTGAGTGGAACTTGGTTGCTAAATATAATATAGGCAAAAAACCAGAAGATAGTAAAAGTGCAAGTACAACCGTTTAAAAATTACTTAGAAGAAGCTACAGGCGATAAAAAGTTTTTGCGTCTGCTTATCATTACAGATGAGCCAGATAATGCAAAAGAATTTCATACTGCCGATAGACTACAAGAAGAGTGTAAGAAGTTAAACTATCCTTACTATTTGTTTAAACTTACAGGTGGCTATACTACATTTGAGGACGGTGTTCGTAAGTTTCATAACAAAGATGACAAAAAAGGTTTTGAAGTCGGTGCTATGACCGTTGCAATTGTGCGTGGTTCTATAACTAGAAAAGATAGTTGGTTAGACCTTGTATCTATTTTAGAAAGAGCAAATGCAACACTTGTAAATCCTAGAACTACAATTAATATATGTGCTGACAAATATAGAACAGCATTAAGACTTGCAGACTATGGGTTAACACAACCTATGACTAAGTTAATTAGTGATCCTGAACAATCAAATGAACAGGTTAAAGAGGCAGGTATTAAGTTTCCTCTTATTATGAAAACTTTACGAGGTAGTAAAGGTGTTGGTGTACTGTTTGTTGATAGTGAAAAAGGTTTAGATTCTATTGTACAACTTATACACAAACAAGATGAAGACGCTGACCTATTAATACAAGAATATATCAAAACAGAATATGATGTTAGAGTACATGTATTAGGTGGTAAAGTATTAGCCGCTATGGCAAGACCAGTTATTGAAGGAGATTTTAGGTCAAATGTATCGCAAGGTTCTAAACCTAAAAAGATTACACTTACAGAATTAGAAATAGAAGAAAGTTTAAAAGCTGCTAAGGCAGTTGGTGGTTATTGGACTGCTGTTGATTTTATACCAAGTAAAAACAGAGATAAAGAACCACCTTATTTTCTTGAAGTAAACTCATCACCTGGTACAGAGGGTATAGAGGACGCTACAGGAATGAATATCGCAAAAGAAGTTATCACTCATTTTGCTGATAAAGAAAACAGATACACGGTGCCAACAGAATGTGGTTTCAAAGAAATTTTGACCATAAAACCTTTTGGTGAACTTGTATCAAAATTTGATACGGGTAATTCTGGCATGCCTGTTATACATGCCGACAAATATAAAGTAAACGGAAATGAAATTACATGGAGTTTGTTAAACAAAACCATTACATCTAAAATAATTAAAAAAGAAGAAATCAAAGTAGGCGGCTTAAGAGACTATGACGAAACAAGATATGTTGTAAGACTTAATGTTGAGTTTGCTGGTGGTTTTTATAAAGATGTAGAATTTACTATTGATGATAGAGAAGATAGAACTCCTATCTTACTTGACCGTGCATTTATGAAACGATTAAATGTATTGGTAAATCCTCAAAGAAAATATGTGATAACAACCAAATATAGTTTAGAATAGGAGATAATATGAGTGACGTGAAAGTGATTAGAATGACAACAGGCGAAGATGTAATCGCTAAAGTTGGTGAAAATGATGGTGGTATTAGTTTAAATAAACCATTTGTAATAATACCACAACAATTAGGACCTGGCAAACCAGTACAATTAATGATGTCGTTATATAATGCATTTGGTAAAGGTGATACAATCACTATTGGCCAAGATAAAGTTGTCTTTATGACAGAACCTAAAGATGAAATCAAAAACTCTTACGAACAAAATACAAGTAAGATACTTACACCAAATAAAGGACTCATAACTGAAACTAACTTACCAAATTAATGGTAAAAGTAAATTTCAAAAGAGATGATAAAACACTATCGGTTGATGTACCGGTAGGTTATACCATCATGGAGGCAGCTAAAGAACTGGATTTACCAGAGATACCTGCTGATTGTGGTGGTTGTTGTGCATGTGCGACTTGCCATATTCATGTGGATGGTGTACAATGGCAAAATAAATTAAAGATAAAAGAAAACTCTTTAGAACAAGAACTCTTGGAGTATGAGAGAGGTTATATTGAAGGCGTGTCTAGGTTGGCATGTCAGATACAACTTAATGATGATTTAAATAATGTAACGGTGAAATTGAGAAAAGATGAACTTCTATAAAAATGTAATTGAACATAAAGGTAAACTTTTAATTCGTGGTGTTCTAAACGGTAAAGACTATAAAGAAAAAATAGATTTTGGTCCTACCCTCTACGCCCTAACACAAGAACACTCCCAATATAAAACTTTACAAGGTCAGTTTTTAAAACCTATTGAGTTTACTAATATTAGTGCAGCTCGTAGATTTCGTAAAGATATAGCCACACAAAATTCTCCTATCTATGGTCTTGAAAGATATCATTATCAATATATTGGTACAGAATATCCTGAGGTAATTGAATGGGACAAAGATCAAATTAAAATATTTACACTTGATATAGAAACAACTTGTGAAGGTGGTTTTCCAGATGTAGAAAATCCAGTAGAAGAATTATTATGTATCACAGTAAAAAATCAATCTAACAAACAGATATTAACATGGGGTGTAGGTAAGTTTGTAACTGACCGTACAGATGTAACCTATGTAGAATGTAAAGACGAAAAACAATTGATGTTTGAGTTTATGAAATTCTGGATTAAAAATCATCCAGATGTTATCACAGGCTGGAACACCAAGTTTTTTGATTTACCTTATTTAATGAATAGAATTAAATTGATTGCAGGTGACAAGGTTGCAAACAGAATGTCGCCTTGGAATATGGCAAATAGAGAAGAGATTAATGTAAGAGGTAGACCACAAACTGTTTATAATCTGTATGGTATTGCCATGTTAGATTATCTTGACTTGTATAAGTGGTTTATACCAACAAGACAAGAAAGTTATAGACTTGACTTCATTGGTGAACTAGAACTTGGTCGTGGTAAAGATGACGCAGGCTATGACACATTTAAAGATTGGTATACTAAAGACTTTCAATCATTTGTGGATTATAATATTCAAGATGTTGAAATTGTTGACGCATTGGAAGATAAACTTGGTCTTATTGATTTAAGTTTAACTGTTGCATATGATTCAAAAGTAAACTATGATGATATATTCTCACAAGTTAGAGTATGGGACACACTGATTGCAAACCATTTAATGAAAAAAGGTATATGTGTACCACCAAGAGAAGAACATAGTAAAGAAACAAAATATGAAGGCGCTTATGTAAAAGAACCAATAATAGGTGACCATGATTGGATTGTTTCATTTGATATTAACTCTCTATACCCACATATAATTATTCAATACAATATTTCGCCAGAAAAAATTATTGGTGAATCTTCTCACGGTGTCAATGTTAATAAAATGATTGACATGAAAGTACCACTTAATTATCTTAAAACAGAGGGTGCTTGTTTAACACCTAACGGCGCCAAGTTTAAAAATGATAAACAAGGTTTTCTTCCTGAAATGATGGAGAAAATGTACAATGAAAGAGTTGTATTCAAAAATAGAATGTTAAAGGCAAAGAAAGAATATGAGAAGACCAAAGATCCTAAACTTGTTAAAGAGATTGCAAGATGTCATAATATTCAATGGTCAAAGAAGATTGCCTTGAACTCAGCTTATGGTGCAGTTGGTAATCAATATTTTAGATATTATGATGTAAGACAAGCAAGTGGTATTACAACTGCTGGCCAGTTTATTATAAGATATATTGAGAAGAAAGTGAATGAATATATTAATGGTATCTTATTAACAAAAGATAAAATAGATTATATTGTTGCCTCTGATACAGATTCAATCTATGTAAGATTTGATAAACTTGTAGAAAAAACTTGTCAAGGTAAAACTAAAGAACAAATTATAGATTTTCTTGGTAAAGTTTGTGATAATAAAATTGAACCATATATCGAAAAATGTTTTGAGGAGCTAGCAGATTATTCTAACGCATTTAAAAATGCCATGGTAATGAAACGAGAAGTAATTGCCGACAAAGGTATATGGGTGGCAAAGAAAAGATATATGTTAAATGTTCTTGATGAGGAAGGTGTTAGACTTGCTGACCCTAAATTAAAACTTATGGGTATTGAGGCAGTTAAATCATCAACACCAGGTGTTTGTCGTGTTAAGATTAAAGAGGCCATTAAAACTATAATGAGTAAAGAACAAACTGATTTACATAAACTTGTTGCAGAATTTAAAAAAGAATTTTTTGAATTAGAACCAGAGTCTATTGCTTTTCCTAGAAGTTGTAACAATCTTAAAAAATATAGAGATAGTGCAAACATCTTTATTAAAGGCACACCAATACATGTCAAAGGTGCGTTGATATATAATTATCAGATACACAGACTTGGTCTACAACAAAAGTATCCTTTGATACAAGAAGGTGATAAGATTAAATTTATAAAATTAAAAGAAGCAAACCCATTTAAATTTGATGTTATAAGCTATATGACCACACTACCAGATGAATTTAAAATAAAACCATATGTTGATTACGATATACAATTTCAAAAAACTTTCCTTGATCCTATGAGATTTATATTAGACGCAATAGGGTGGAAGTCAGAACCACAAGCAAGTCTGGAGGCTTTCTTTGGTTAATTTCCCAAACAAAAAATACGGAGTAATATATGCAGACCCTCCTTGGTTATTTAAAACAAGATCGAATAAAGGAAAAGATAAAAGTCCTGAAAAACATTATCCTTGCCTTAGCCTCGCTGACATTTGTAATTTACCTGTTAGTGACATTGCTAAACCTGATTCAGTCCTTTTAATGTGGGTGTGTGACCCTATGTTAGATCAGGCATTTAAAGTCATAGACGCCTGGGGTTTTAAGTACAAGACAGTAGGTTTTACATGGGCAAAGACAAATAAAAATACTATGGGATTTTTTACAGGTCTAGGATATTGGACTAGAGGTAATCCTGAAATGTGTTTACTTGCAACAAGAGGTAGACCAAAAAGAATACATAAAGATGTATCACAACTTATTATATCACAAAGACAAAAACACTCGCAGAAACCACTTATTCATAAGGAAATAGAAAGATTGGTTGGCGGTCCTTACTTAGAGATGTTTGCTAGAAAAAAACCTTATGATAATTGGGATTATTGGGGTAATGAAGTATGAGTCTATGTGTAGCATTGACTTTATCAGCCTTATGTGTTATAATACCAGCATTATTATTATGGAAAATGAATGACGAAAACCCTAGATAAAACAGAGGCAAAACATGTTGCCAATATATTCTCCGATTACTTTGATAAGTTTAGTCGTATAGACCAATATATGCGTGACCAGAAAATGGCACAAATTGAAACTATACCTACTGCTCTTCCTGGTATGGGTTTAGATACAGAATTATTTGATGATTTTACTATGTCACCACAGGTCATGGATTTACAAGTTGTAGAATTAGATAATCATACATGGGACACCTGTATTAATATGATATCAAGTCATAGTAATATGGTCAGTATTCCAGGCAAAAGTTTAAAACTTGCAGTAAAAGAAATGAACACAGGTAAGTATGTTGGTTTTATGAGATTTGGTTCGCCAGTTATTAACATGAGACCTAGAAATGTTTTATTAGGTAATGTTCCTAATTTACAAATCTTTAATAAAACTTCTATCATGGGTTTTGTAATTGTACCATCACAACCTTTTGGTTATAATTATCTTGGTGGTAAATTGTTAGCTGCCTTATGTTGTTCACATCAAGTAAGAGAGATGTTAAATAAAAAATATGATATGAATTTAGTTATGTTTGAAACTACTAGTTTGTATGGTAATAGTAAATCGGCTAGTCAGTATGATGGTATGAAACCTATGTTAAGAAACAAAGGTCTAACTGATAGTGATTTTATACCTATGATACATGGTAAACCATTTAAAGATATGTTAAATTATGTTGAAGATAAAATTGGTGTCTTTATTAAAGAAGACGCTTCTAGTAGAAAGTTAAAAATTACTACAGCAATACAAGGTCTAATAAAGAAAGCACTAGATGGTGATGACTTAGAAAAATTTAAAACTACAATTAGTAATGCAAAAAAACTTACTGAACAAAAAAGATATTATGTATCAAATTATGGCATAGATAACTATATAGATATTGTAAATGGTAAAACAGATAAGATTGTCAAAGCACCAAATTACGATAGATTCCATGATAATGAACTAATAGAATGGTGGAGAAAGATGGCTACCAAAAGATTTGACAATCTAAATAAGGATGGTCGTTTACGAAATGACCTTGAAATATGGACAAAAGAAAGTCAGATAGATATTATCAGATAAGGCTTGACAATTATAAACAAATGATGTATATTAGGAGAAATAATGAGTAATTTTTTAAAAGATATTATAAAAGAAACTGGTAATGAGTATGCCACATTGGCAAAAGACGGTGTTGCTGGAGGTGATGTTGATTCGTTTATTGATACAGGTTCATATTCTTTCAATGCATTATTGTCCGGTTCTATTTACGGTGGTTTACCAAACAATCGTATTACAGCAATTGCTGGTGAAGCTGCAACGGGTAAAACATTTTTTGCATTAGGTGTGGTAAAAAGTTTTTTAGATAAAGACCCTAACGCAGGTGTTATCTATTTTGAATCAGAGAATGCTATCTCAAAAGACATGATTGAAAGTCGTGGTGTAGATAGTGGCAGAATACTGGTAATGCCAGTTGCAACAGTACAAGAATTCAGAGCTCAATCAATTAAAGTGATTGACAAATATTTAGAACAACCAGAGGCAAGTAGAAAACCTATGTTGTTTGTATTAGATAGTTTAGGTATGTTATCTACTACAAAAGAGATGGAAGATACAGCTGCTGGTAAAGAAACTAGAGATATGACAAGAAGTCAAATTGTTAAATCTACTTTCCGTGTATTGACTTTAAAACTAGGTCAAGCAGGTGTTCCAATGATTATGACCAATCACACATATGATGTTATTGGTTCTATGTTCCCTCAAAAAGAAATGGGTGGCGGTTCAGGTTTGAAATACGCTGCTTCATCAATCATCTACCTAAGCAAAAGAAAAGAAAAAGACGGCACAGAGGTAGTTGGTAATATTATACATTGTAAAAACTTTAAATCAAGAATAACAAAAGAGAATGCTCAAATAGATGTAAGACTAACTTATAAAACTGGTCTTGACAGATACTATGGTCTTTTAGAACTCGGCGAAGAAGCTGGTGTCTTTAAGAAAGTATCTACAAGATATGAAATGCCAGATGGCACCAAAGTTTTTGGTAAGTCAATCAATACAGAGCCTAAAAAGTATTACACAAAAGAAATATTAGAAAAGATTGATGACTACACAAAAAGAAAATTCACATACGGACAAGACGAAGACTAGAAGATACACCTTTGCTCAACAAGAAGGTAAAGATTATTCTTGTGTCAAGTTAACAGAGGGTAAATTCAAAGATGTAATCTATCACTATGGTAGAGTTGCATTTGCACCAGAATCCGAGAAACAAGATGATGGCAAATTACCTATGAAGTTTGATTATACGGTAGATAAAAATCCAAATAATCTAATACTGCTTGACAATTCTGAATTTATAGAGTATATTGGTGACATATTATTAGAATTATTAGAAGAGAAATTAAAAAATGGTACAGCAATCAAGAATTGAACAAACAATAATATCTAGTCTCTTCTTCAAAGAAGAGTACACTAGAAAAGTTTTACCTTTTATCAAAGAAGAATATTTTGGTAACCGTGTAGAACAATTACTATATGGTGAGATATTTAAATTTATAGAGAAGTATAATAATCTTCCTACAAAAGACGCCATGTTGATTGAACTCGGCCAAAGAAAAGATATTAATGAAGAAGAACTAAATCATTTAAAAGACTATGTTGTTGCTGTTGAAAATACTGAAGCAGATGAACAATGGCTTACTGAAACAACCGAAAAGTTTTGTAAAGATCGTGCTGTTCATAATGCAGTATTAAGTGGCATTAAAATATTAGATGGTAAAGATAAGAAACAAACAGCAGAGGCCATACCACATATATTATCAGACGCATTAGCAGTATCATTTGACAAGTCAGTTGGTCACGATTATATAGAAGACGCAGAAGCTAGATTTCAATTCTATCATACAAAAGAAAAAAGATATCAGTTTGATTTAGATTACATGAATAGAATTACAAAAGGTGGTGTACCAAGTAAAACATTAAACATTGCTCTTGCAGGTACAGGTGTTGGTAAATCATTATTCATGTGTCATGTTGCTTCAAGTTATTTACTACAAGGTCTAAATGTATTGTATATTACTTTAGAGATGGCAGAGGAAAGAATTGCAGAAAGAATTGATGCTAACTTATTAGATGTTACAATGGAAGACCTACATGATATGCCTAAACAATTATATGATGGCAAGATTAAAAAGTTAAGAGAAAAAACACAAGGTCAACTTATTGTCAAAGAATATCCAACGGCGTCTGCTCATGCAGGTCATTTTAAATCATTGATTAATGAATTGGCTTTGAAAAAATCATTTAGACCAGATGTTATTTTTATAGATTATTTAAACATATGTGCTTCAAGTAGATTTAAAGGTGGTAATATTTCTTCTTACTTTTACATTAAAGCAATTGCTGAAGAGTTAAGAGGTCTTGCAGTAGAACATAATG